CCAATGAAACGGTGTTTTCATTTTTACAAATGAATTGTATTAAAAATGGAAACTGTTTTATTTTTAATACAATCGCGTTTAAAAGGGGATTGTATAATGAAAGTATTAAAACTTTTTTGGAGGAATGCGATAAACATTATCATTGTTCAAAGAAGAAATATTTAGACATAAAGAGCAATTATTCAAAGTTTGTTACGGTATTGAGGCAAATCTGTAAATCAAACCAGTTAAAATATACATCGCAAATAAAATACGAACGATCTACGTATGAAATTATATATTACATTTACACAGAATAAATCAAGAAGCCATTTAGTTTATTGGATGGTTCAACCGAGGAACTAAGTCGTCTCCCAAATTGAGAGGACGTTGACCCCACACTGGCGCGTTTAATGGTGTCTTCCAGAAACTGATCCAGTTTGCGCGTGGTTTTAAAGGTTCAATGACTCCTCCCTTTGAATCTGGTGCATTGGAGAGAAGAATGTATTTACCCAATATTGTATTAGATTCCAATACTTGTTCGGCGGATAACCTGGCAAACCATTCATAATTTGTGCGTTTTAAAATTTCTTCTGATGGGATTAATATGCCATATGTTTGCGGGTCAATAGAAATGTAGCTGGAACCAAGAAGTTCCTCAATGACAATCGGTTTATTACTTGTGGTTTTTACACCAATTAATTTACCGTCTACCATGTTTATTTTTCCTTGGCGGATTCTTGCCTCGCACCAGCGATTAAAATCACCTAAAAATTCTGATTGTGCTGTAAAGTCTGTTGACACAGTTCGTTCCATAAAATTAATGAGCTCTCCAATCATATGATTCTCCTTCTCACAACCCATAAAACGAATATCGGGGTAAAACTTATATGTGGTTGATGTGATATTGCGATCCACCGTTTCGCACATAAATACTTTATTATTTTCAACACCGGGTTCATACATTGTAATCAAATCCTTCATGCATAAAAAGGATACTGGGACTTGAATGCCTCCATATTTATGGAGAAGTTTCACAAGAGCTAAATCGCGTATGTTTGTAGAAATGGGAGCAGATAATTTTCCGAGATCAATGGACCAATCTGGAAGCAACTTTTTGAAAGATTGATCATCAATAATACATATGTGAAACGAGTCATTGCACTGTTGAATGATTGTTTTGACTGTCAAGTACAAATAAGGTTGATTTAATTCATAAGAACTACGGGACCCAAAAGAAAGCCAATTCCGCGCATTATATTCATATGGAATATAAATCCACATAATCGGTTTCTTAGCACTTTCTAAAGTGGAGGAATCCAATAAATAATGTTGGATCATATCATAGTTTTCTTTATTTTCCTCGCGGATTCTTTTATCTTCAAATCGTCTATAAAAAAATCCGAGTATAATAAGAATTATAAATAAAATAATATAATTTGCAACTGGAAACATATAGTATACAATTATATTATTTTTCGGTAAGTTTATTTATTTTTGACCAAAAAACGGATTGGTTCTTTTGCATCTGTTCTGATTGGCTTGCTAAATAATAGGCCCGCTGATTTGCTTCTTGTTCCACAAGTTGTTCTCTCTCCTTCAAATAGTTGGCTGCTTGTTTTTCGGATAATGGCGCCATCTTCTGCGAATCTCTATGAAATTTGTATTCTGTTATATTATTGAATTTTTGTACATTTTGATAGTCTTCCATTGTCACAGGTATTATGCTTTCTTTATAGGCTTTTTGTAAATCTTGATATTGTAAGTCATCGCAAAATAACCCCCCGGATGAATAATCGGATATAGATGTTTCCACAATTTTTGAGCACGATACCGATGCATCGTGTAATTCGTGGACTCCGGTGTAAACGGTTAATCCTTGCACTTTCTTTTTTCTTCTCTCAAATTCTTCGGCCATTTGAGCTTGATTCACCTGAACCGAATCATCCAAATCTTCATCTGATTTTAACCATTCTCCGTATCCGTTTACTTCTGCGTCTTCTTTTATAATGGCATTTTCAAATTCTTGATTGAACCATTTATTAAATGTATCATGTTTTTTGTATTTTTCATTTGTTGAAAAGAACTGATTTAGTGATTCTTTCTGATTTTCTGAACTCAATTGTGTGTATTCGGTGTTTCGGTTTTCTTCAGATGATTTGTTCTTAAAAGAATGGATGTTGTATATCGTCTTGAATGCTTTTGAAAAAAATAGAAAATACTTAGAAGGTAAGTTAGATTTATCTGGATGCATTTTTAATACCATTTTTTTAGCACGTTTAAGATCGTCCAAACCAAAATCTTCGGTAAGTCTGAACAATTTCAATAAATCTTTTAATTCATAATTATCTATATTTAGATCCACGTCTTCCATATTCTATTGGTTTAGTAATTATTTTTTATATATGTGTTTATGTTAATATGAAAGAATTATTTACAAATACGAGGCTTAAAAAGATAGTAAACGTTTACCAATTGCAATACACGAATGGTGTCGCTCAAGGATTTGGAGACTATTTGCGCGGATGCTATTGTTTATATCAAATCTGCAAATATATTGATATTGAATTTGATATGATAATTAATCATCCTATGTCAAAATATTTAATAATCCATCAGACACCACCAGAAGATATTAGTTATGAAAATATAGATTGGGTTAAAGGAGACAATATTTGTGAAAAGTCAACTAATTTTTTCAGAAATTTTATGAATTATATAAATCCTATAAACCAAGATACATTGTATATATTTTCAAATGCACTTTCAATATGGCCTGTTCAATCAGAAAGTATAAATTTTATTCGTAAAAGTATAATTCCAACCGATGATATGAAAAATTATGTTACTCAAATATTAAATGACATAGGAATGCCATTTGGCGGATATAGTATTGTTCATATACGAACTGGAGATAATCATTTACTGAATGGGAAAAGAATGGATTATAAAACATTTAATAAAATAATTTTAATCTTGAAAAGATATACCAGCTTTGAAAAAAAATACATAGTTCTTAGTGATAATAATAATTTAAAAAATTTCTTGAGTCAACGACATAACCGCTTTGTATCTTATACTAAGGAAATTACTCATCTTGGAGAGAATACTATAAAAACCGACGAGGGAATTAAAAACACATTATTAGATTTTTTTATCATGAGTAGGTCTTCAAATATTATTAGCATGACGCCTTATGGCCATGGCACTGGTTTCAGTAAATGGTGTGCGACAACTTATGGTATACCGTATATATGTTTAAAAATATAATCCTTTACTATACTATGGAATTAAATGTTGCTTGTTGTTTATGTGTGAGAAATTGTTATCAGTATCTTCCTAAAATATTTGATAACCTATTCTTTTTGAGAAAAGAATTTAAAAATTTCTGTGCTATATTTGTTTACGATAATTGCAATGATGCTTCTGAGCGATTATTGAAAGAATATCAAAAGAGAGCAACCCATCCTGTAGTTATTATTCATAATAAAAACAATAAATCTCCGTACAGAACTGTAAGAATAGCAAACGCGAGAAATAAGTATTTGAGAGTTGTATACGAATATTTAACAAATGTAGATTTTCACATAGTGATAGATGCGGATGATGTAAATTGTGGGAGATGGAACGTAGATTTAATAAAAAGGTATATAAACGAAGACAGTTGGGATGCTTTATCGTTTAATAGATCCCCCTATTATGATATATGGGCTTTAATATACGACAAATATAGACATCATTGTTGGGGATACAGGCCGAATCCAGATTGTCAGATTGTCGTAAATCACATCATGCAAGATATACAGAATAAATTAAAGAATACAAATCCAAATGATTTATTTGAATGTTTGTCTGCATTTAATGGATTTGCAATATATAGAACTAACAAATTTAAAAATATATATTATGATGGTGTATATAATAATATAAAACATTTAATAAGTGATAATGAAAGAAACGAAACATTAGAGACGTTGAATCAAATATTTAATAGGAGATTCGCCATAGACGAAAATTATGTGGAACACTGCGAACACATATTTTATCATATTACTGCAATAAAAAATAATAATGCCAGAATTAGAATATCGCATCATTCTTTGTAAAATTCATATTATGACACTTTTTCAAAAATTCTTCATCTGTTATCATTTCTCTCTTCTTGAATTTTGCATTCAATAATAGAATCATAATATTGTTTATCCATTCCATATCACCAGAGTTCAACGTTTGAACCTCGGCTGTTTTTATATTCATAATCTTAAACTTCCTTGGGCCATGTTCTTCTAAACAAATCATATACCATATCCATGCATAGATGACAACTTGTAATCTATGTTCTACGTCAATAACATCAACGCATTTAAACTCCCATACAACGTCGTCATTTATCGCATCCACAATGGCTTTGAATCGGATATTCCCAAATTTTGACCCTAAATGTTCATCAATAAATGCATCCATCTTTTGGTAACGATCGTTTTCATTTTGTTTTACAATTATTGCTTCATATTGTAAATCAGACTCACGTTTCAAATGTCTATCTATATTACAGAATATTCTTTCCACAACAGGAGGCGTCAACCAAGTATAACTGTTTAATTGAGCCACCTTGAAATAAAGTTTCTCTCTAATAGACACATAAATATTTGTAATCAAGAGTTGATCTTGGAGAGAAGTATTATCAAAGTCAACACTGCTTAGTCTATTTTTATAGAACACACAAGTCGCATCGTTTGTTAAAAGGAATCCCTTGACAAAATCCTTGATAGTATTGGATCCATCTTTCCGTCCGCGTTCTTCATAAAGTGCCGGAATAGTCAGTCCAGTAATATCAAATACCTCTTCATACATAGAATCTTCATCCGTTTGTCGCGTCCTCACTTTGCTTCCAATGTAAACCTCGTTGAACGGATAAGACATTAAATCGGTGGTAAAAAGATGATCTTCCATTATTTTCGCGATTTTAACAAGTACAGACTCGTCTACAAATTTAATGAGTTCGCTTGGAGAAGTCTTGTATATATTTTTCTCCGGGGTTTTTGGTCGTCCCGAATCTCCGCCAATCTGTCTCAATCCAAGGGGAATCCCTTCAAAATTCACAAACGGACTGCTCATCAATTGTGGATGACCATATTTGAGAAAAGTTAAAGGCTCAGCTGTTTCCACTAAAATAAGACATTCAGTTGCACGTGTTACAGCAACGTACAACGTGGAAGGACATTTGTTGCGAGGTGCATCGCGATTAAAGTATTGAAAATAGCTCTCATCAAATCCATAGACTACAACCACCTTTCTTTCTCTCCCCTTGGATTGATGAAAAGAGGAAAAGATAACCTTATGTTTAATC